AGCCACAAGCGCCTGAACCAAAAACAGACGACATGACACCTGAACAAATTAATGAACTTGAAATTAAGCGTATTCAAGAAAAGATTGAGATTTCAGAACGCGAAGATAAGCAACTAGACCAATTGATTTCTGGTCTATCTGAATTATTTGGCTTAGATGAAAAAGAGAAAGACCAACTTGAAGAACTTTCACCAGTTGAGCTAGGCGAATTGTTAGGGCAAGCCCAGTTTAGAATTAACAACCCTCAAGTTACCCAAGAAGATTATGACGAAATTATAAGTTCTGGTAAAACAAAAAAATCAGTGCCCGAGAAGGGCTAATGAACGCAGGCAACCAACTGAACGATATTTTGCTTTTTGAAAAACAGTGTTTAGTTGAGTTGCATTTATCATTTTCAGATATTGAAAATGCAAGTTTTTACGATCTGATCGAAGTCTTCAATTCTCGTAAAGAAGACAAGATTATTGATCCGTTGGAATTATTTAAATCATTAAACAGTTAAGGAAAGGATAAGCATGGTAGATATAAGTAGAGAAGCAGCCAATAAGGTTTTGCTAGACACTGCCGAAGCGGTTCAATCGATTAAGTCTTTAAAGACTGAAATACAATCAAATACGGCCGCTTGGAAAGCAAACGAAGCAATCTTAAAACAGTCTGGTGATTCCTTAAAAGCTGCTCAAACTCGTTACGATGGCTTATCTGAAACTGTTAAAAAACAAAAGGACGTATTAAGTGGCTTAAAAACCGCCATGGAACAAGAAGCCCAAACGACTTCTAAAAATTCCGATCAATACCAAAAGCTACAAACTCAATACGACCGTGCGAACACAAAACTTGTTTCTTTAACCAACCAACAAGAAAAAGCCAAACAATCGCTTGATTATCAAGAGTCCGGAATATTGAAGCTCAATGATTCTATTAAGCAGTCCGTTTCAGTTACAAATTCTTACGTTTCTAGGTTGCAAGCTGAAGGTAAACAATCGGAAGCAACGAAAGCCCAGATCAGTGGTTTAAAGGATGAGCATTCCAAACTAAATGAACTTTACTCTAAGCAAAAGACTGAACTTGATAAATTAAAATCAGCTGAAGGCGATAACTCCGAAGCAATTGCTAAACAGACTATTCGTGTTAACGAAACAGCTACCAAGATGGCAAACGCCACGAATAAGGTTAAGGAATTGCGTGGCCAAACTGAAAAAAAATCTAGCGATGGCTTGTTTACTGGAATAACCAGCAAATTGGACACAATGAATGAGAAGACTGAAAAGGCTAATCATTTATTTTCTACAATCGTTGGTGCGCATTTAGTTGCCGCTGGAATAACTAACGCTTTTCAATCGATAACTAATCATATAAGAGACGCTATCGATGCCGGTCTTGATTACGATAAAGAACAGCAGAAAATGCAAGCCGTTTGGCTAACTTTAACTGGTAGTTCAGGCGCAGCCAACGCAATGGTTAAAACCATTAACGACTTGTCTGTTAAAACTGGGCAAGCTACTGATACTGTCAATGAACTAGAACAAGGCTTTTATCACTTGCACTCTAGTAAGACTGAATCAGATGAAATGACTAAGTCGATGTTGAACATGGCCGATGCCGTTGGCTTGAATTCTCAACAAATTCAATCAGTTACACAAGACATGGTTAACGGTTTGTCTCGTGGTAAAGCCAACGCCGGAATGTTGAATCAGATTTCACAATACTTCCCGATGTTTCGTGAAAACCTGGCTAAATATGAAAGTGATGTTCACAAAGGTACAAACATCACCGTTGCTGATTTAACTGCAATGGCTAGAGCCGGTAAGATTTCGGCTTCCGATATTGAAAACGTCTTCAATCAATTAGGTTCCGGGAAATACGATAAAGCTGCTGATAACATGCTTCAAACGATGGTCGGCATGGAACGAACTATTAAAGCTCGTGTCCCGGCCTTGATTGGTGATATTGAGAAACCGATCATGCAAGCTCAAAACCCGATTTACGGGGCTGTTTCCAAGTGGGTTTCTGAAAAGAAAGTCGATACCGAGTTCGCTAAAATTGGTGAATCGGCTGAAAAAGGTTTTAACACGATCACAAAGGCTTTTGCAAAGGCCTATAATCTTAAATCTGTCCCGGATACTTTAAATAACGGCTTAAACGGAATTGCAAAAGGCATCACGAACGTTTCTAATGATATTGCTAAAAACGCTCCTGAAATAGTTAATTTCTTTAAAATGACTAAGGAAATGGGCGGCGAAGGCTTTAGAGTTCTAATCGATTCTCTAGGCATTGCTAACACATTGCTTAAGCCTTTTATGGGATTGGTTGCTGACCACCCGCAAGCAGTTGCTAAAACAGCCGCAAGTATTTTTCTTTTATCAAAAGCTTTCGGAGCGGTTAACACCGGTATCGGGTTTGTTAATACTACTTTAAAGACCTTTGACAAGATCGGTGATGGGATTAAGTGGGCTGCTAAAGTCTTTGGCATTAAATCAGAAACAGCCGCCTTAAAAGAACAAAATAAAGTTCTTGCCGAAAACAATGATCTTTCATCAGCCGAAGGCAGTAGTTCTTTAGGAACCTCTTCGGCCAGTGGCAAAGTCTCAAAAGATGTTAATGAAGTCGAAGACGTTGCTAAGGATGGAAAAGTTGCCGAAGAAGCTGGTACAGTTGCCAAAGATGCCGGTACAGTTGCCAAAGACACTAGCAAAATAGGTCTTTTAGGCAAACTAGGAGGTTTAACTAAAGCCGGTAAGCTTTTAGCTGGCGGCACTGGAGTATTAGACCTAGTCGGCGCTTCTACTGATTTAATCGGCATGAATAAAAAGAATGTCGGTACTAAAACCGGTTCTTTTTCCGGAAACCTTGCCGGTGGAGCAGCCGGTGCAGCAATTGGAACGGCTATTTTGCCTGGTATCGGAACAGCTATCGGAGCCGGCATCGGTTCACTTGGTGGCGATAAATTAGGTGGAATGCTTGGCAAACAGATTCAAAAAGGTTTATCCAAGACTAAATTAAAACCACCTAAGATTAGTACAAAATCGGCTTATAGCAAGCTTGATAAAGAAGCCAAAGATTATTACGCAAAAAAACAAAAGCGTGATATAGACGATGTTAAGTTACTTTATAAAAACGGTGATCTAACCAAAGCAGAATATACAAAACGTTTACAAGACATTCAAAACGAAGGCAAGTTGGGCTCGAAGTTTGAAAAGATGAGCCAATCTGATCGAACTGCCGTAACTAAGTATTATGCTCAACAACGCCAGTCGCTTGAAGAAACTTGGAATAAAAAGATTAGTTCCACTAAAAGTAAGTGGAGTAAAAAAATTATTGCAGATGAGAACCGTTACGGGATAGATTCCGTACAGGTTCAAAAGGACGAAAAGAACAAGTCCAAAGCCGTTAAAGAAGAAGAACGTAAAGAAAAATCAGCTATTAATAAGCTGACTTTAAAAGATGCCACTTCTACAACGGTTGCCGAAGCAAAATTGCATACAACACTTGCGGGCAAGATTCAGTTATCTTCTAACAAGCAGTTAAGCATTATGCAGAATCTTACCAAAAATAAAGGTAAGTTATCCAATCAGCAACTTCAAACAGCCCTTAATAATTCTGAAAAAGATTACAAAGAGACTGTTAGTCTGGCTAATAAAAAAAGAGACGGTATATTTAAAGCTGCTTATAAGCAATACAACGATGTTACTAAAGCGGCTGAACGTCAAAGAAAAGAAACTACTAAAGCGGCTGAAGATCAATACAACGATACCGTTGCCGCTGCTAAAAGCCAATTTAAAGGTAATTCGAAGTGGGCTGAAACACAGCGTAAAGATGCCATTGATAAAGCTAAAGATCAGAAAGAAAAAACCGATCAATCAGCTTGGGATCAATATAACGGAGTTGTTTCTAAGGCACAAAAGCAGCAAAACGATACCGATGATGCCGCAAGAAAGCAACACGATACCACGATCAAACATGCTAGAGATCAAAAAGATCAGATCAAAAAGGCAGCAAGCGATCAATCACACGGTGTTATAACTCACGCTGTTAACCAGGCTAACGGTTCAATGAAAGCCAGCAGTAAACAAGGTGGTGGCTTACAAGGGATTTGGAAAGGAATTTCCGGGTTTTTCAACGGAATTGTTAAATTCTTTGGTCAAAAGGGAATTAAAACTAGCGACAAAGATTATAGCTATTCAGCGATGGACATGCCGGCTTATTCAGTTGGAACTAGCCATAATAGCGCTAAACGGGCGCTAGTTGGTGAAGCTGGCATTGAAGCCAGGTATCAACCTTATTCCGGCAAAGTCGATTTTGTTGGAACTCATGGCGCTCAAATAGTCGACCTCAATCCAGGCGATCATATCTTAAACGCTAAAGATACAGCAAAGTTGTTTAGTGGTGGCCTTGGCAAAACGATGCCAGGTTATGCGTCTGGAACTGATAGCCTTTCATCGTTTATTAGTTCTGTCGGTAAAGGTGCTTCGAATATTTTTGATAATATTTCCGATGCTGCCGAAAAGGTACTGTCTAAACTCACTGACCCTGTTAAAACTTTGGAAGGCATTGCGTCAAAAACCTTTAATATCAACTCAATTGAAGAAGTCGGTGACGCTGGTCACCAGATTTCTAAAGGCATGGTTGATAGTGGAGTTAAGAGCATTGGTAGTTTTCTTAGTAAGTTGGTTTCTGGATCGGATGAAGACGGTGGAGGACAACACGGAAACCCGACCGGTACAAGTGTGCTTCGCTGGACAGACGATGTCAAAAGAGCTTTAAAAGCTAACGGATTATCGACCAGCACTGAAATGGTCAACAAGGTATTGCGTCAGATTCAAACCGAATCCGGTGGCAATCCAACCGTTACTCAACATGGCTATACCGATGCGAATACGATTTCCGGTGATCTGGCTAAAGGCTTGATGCAGACGATTTCAGCTACGTTTAACGCCCACGCTTTTCCTGGCCATAAAGATATTTTTAACGGTTATGATAACTTGCTTGCGGCATTGTCTTATGCCAAAGGCCGTTACGGCTCAACTCTTTATTATTTGGGTCAGGGTCACGGCTATGCAAATGGTGGAATTGCCACCACACCTTCTATTTTTGGCGAAGATGGTATCGAAATGGCTGTCCCGCTGGGTCAGAACAAACGATCAAGGGCTGTTGAGTTATTAAAACAAGCCAATCAGATAACTGGTAATCAAGCGTTGGCGTCTGATAATTCCAAAGTTGAAACTTTACTGGGACAAAATAATCAGCTTATAAACGTGTTGACTAACGTTGTTGGTTCAATTCTGGGCGAAGTTAAAGCCGGTAATCAGAAATTAACACCTGGACAGCAAGCCACACTTACTAAAAACATTATCAGCATGATAGGAAGGAGTACAAACTGATGTTTAAACTAACAAACGCACGTGGTGAAACCGTTGATTTGAATACAAATAGTTTACGGGCTTATACTCCGACTGGTTTAGGACTAATTCTTAAAAATACCTATTCTGCTTATCAAAGTGCTTTTATAAAAACTCATACACAGATTGATGATCCAGCTTCTAATCCTTTTCAGGTTTATATCAAATTTGGCGATATTGAAAGTCAATCATATCAATCGTTTTATGACTTTGCCGAGTTCTTGGCTTACCAGCCTTATACGCTGGAATACGATACCGATGCCGGAAGCTGGTATCGTGATTGTAATTTGCAAAGTTTGAGCAAAACTGAGCTTGGTGGAAGTACGGTCGGAGCTTATGACCGATTAAACGAAGCTTTTGTATTGGAATTCTTTAACGCTTGGTACAACAATAAATCAGCCGTTTATGAAAGCTATGATTCCGATCCTGGACTAGCGACTTACGGCAAGATTTATGGTGGTGCACAAGGCGCTTATTACTACAATCTTTATTACGTTTATATCGAATCTAATCGTAATTCAGCCGAAAAAGCCATGCTTTTGCAAAATGATTCTCAATATTTTGGTTTGCAGGATGGCTCGCTTTGTGTGATTACGATCATCGGACCATGTGCAAATCCGAGTTGGGTGATTATGCAAGATGGTCAGATTGTCGCAACCGATGCCTTTACCTTACAATTGGCTGCTAACCAGAAGCTGATTGTCAGTTCTTATCCGGATAATCAGTATGCCCGAGTCTACAATCCTGATGGTTCTTATAGCGATGTCTCTCAACTTCAAGATTTTACAAAGACCAACTTTGTTCAGATTCCAAAGGGCAATAGTACGGCGCTGTTTTACATCGATGCCACAGCCGATGTGTCAATGACTTTTAAAGAAGAAAGGCTATTAGTATGATTCTTTCATTACAAGCAACAATTTTTAAAGCAGATTTAACTATTCGTGGTATTTATCCTGTCTTAAGCTACAGCTTGTCAATGGACGCAGTCCAGAATACTTCTTCGACCTTTGTCTTATATGACAGTGGGGTTAGCCAATTAGGCGATTATATTGCCATTAAAATAGCCAATACGAATACACTCTTGTATTATGGCCAATTAACTGCTGTTGATATGGACGACAGTACCAGCCTGGACACGTTGACGGCTAACTATATATGGAACGCTTTAAACGGTGAAATAATGGTATTGGGTCGATCGGGGCAATCTTATGAGATTCATATACAAAAGCTGATCGCTCAATATATTGCATCCAATAGCGGCAATATTTTCGGTCATTCGGTTACCACATCGACCACAACGGCTTATGCGATTACAACTTCCGACGGAGTTGAAACCAGCAATTTTATTGATTATCTAATCAGAGGTTTTAAACTGCACAACGTTGTAATTGGGATTAAAGATATTAAACAAGGAATGTCAAACGGCATTCCTTTTTATTATCCGGAGTTTGATATTCACCAGGTTACGGATAGTTGGAATTTTAAAAATAATATTTATTCGTTTACTAATTGGACAGTATCAGACAGCCGGTTATTGCGTGGCTACAATAACGAACTTTGGATCGTTGACAAAGCTTCCACGAACATGGAAAGTCCGTCTATTATTGCCAAGTATTGGCTACAAAGTGATGGCACGGTTGTTAGTTCTTTAAATGACAAGGTTAATCAACCGACACAAGTTCACGTTTATCTTTACGACAAAACGGCAACGGATAACCCGAGTAACGATAGTATTGCCAGTACGGAATTATCCGGCAACACTTACAGTCACGATATTCAATTCTCGATGCCGATTGATAATAATTTCTTTCCATTAAGTAAATTACATTTAGGCTTGCAGTCCAATATTTACTACAATGGAAAACTTTATAAATCAGTCTTATCGGGTTATTCGTTAACCAGTGACAGTGGTCTGATGACAGTTGAATTCGGAAATCTTAGGTTCGGTAAAACGGATCTTTTTTCATCATCAAGTAATTAATTAAAGGAGACAAAATTTATGGCAATAACAATGTACCAAGCCGATCGAAATTTCGTGAGCCCAGCTAATGATGCAGCTCTTTATAGTGCAATTTTAAATAATACAAGCGGTGTCCTAGCAAATCGTGGCAATAACTTTGCTCTGACTATTGACGGCTTGGTTGTTTCAATTGATACTGGGCAGGCCGTAATAGGTGGTCGGTTAATTGAAATAACCGCTCTGGAAAGTGTTACGGTTCCGGCTAATTCATCCGGCAGTATCTGTTTGGTTGTTGATCTAACCAAAACCAATACGGTCACTGGAAATGCCGGTGATACCACATATTCAGTAGCTGTTAATCAAGTTTATACGAGTGCTGTAATTGGGTCATTAACTCAAGACGATTTAAACGATGGTGGTTTTATTTATGAATTACCGTTGGCTTCTTTTGTTTCCACCGCAACCAGTGTGACTCTAACGGATACGACAGGCTATCTAAACGATACTGGTTGGACACCAGTAAGCTTAATAGCTGGCGCTATATTTGGCAGTAACGGTTATGCTCAATATCGAGTTCGTAATGGCCACGTTTTTATTGATTTTTATAACATTAATCCTTATAAAGCCACAAACCAAAATCAGGCTTTTATCATACCAAGTGCCTTTGCACCATCAAAGAATTTAAGTTACTTTGCGATGGTTTCAAATAGCAATGGTGAAACAACTGGAATGCACGCAAGATTAGGGACAATCGCCAATACAGGACTAATTTATTTTAACTACGACGGAACTTATAACAATGAGTATGGAAGTGGGCAGCTAGATTATCCATTGGATAAATAAGGAGAGGACAAAGATATGTCATGACAGAAAATGACGGAATTAACGTTACGAAGACGTTGATGGATATTCAACAACGATTAGTAAGGATTGAGGAACAGACCAAAGGAACACAGAAATTTAGCGAACGCCTAGACACTTTAGAAAGCAAAGTTGGAGAACATGAATCGCATTTTAAAATTCTTTTTTGGAGTTTGAGTGCAATTGGTGTTTTTTTATTTGTATACATTCTTGCCCCGCTGATTGATGATTGGTTAGCCAAAATAGGAGGAATTGGTTAATGTATAAGGCTGAAAAAAAAGAAGTACAAGCATTTAATAAACCGATCTACCAATTAAAAAAACAAAACGTAGCTAATTATCGAGCTATTTTAGACAATTATGTAAAAGAAATTACGTTGCTGGCTTTAAACAAGCTCGCAAAGGAAAAAATAACACAATATGTTGGCAATCTAGATAATAACGAACTTGGAGAAAAGTTACTTAATCCGCCTTTATTAGGCGATCTGTCTTTGCCGGCTTTCTTTGGCCAGGGTAGCGACATTGATAAAGATAACGCCCCTGAAGTTGTGGATTTAACCTATGGATATTTATATTTCTATAGAGACTTGGATAAAAAGACCTACACAATTGCTTTTCATCTTGAAAAGCCTGATACATTCAATCCTTATCTAGATGCTAGAAAGACCTTTAAACAGGCAATGCCGGCAATCATGCGTGATAACGGATTGATTACCACAAGCGCTTTTGCATGGCTTAGAATTCTAACAACGTTCGCAAAATTATAAGGAGGATACATGGATACAAGCGTAATTAGTTATTTTAGCGATGCAATTAATGATGATAATGGTATTTTAATTGCTCAATTTAGTGCCGTTTATTCAAACGGAATTCACAATATTAATATGGCAATTAACGATATTGATTCTTATCAAGCTAATCAAGATAAAGTTGTATCAGCGTTTGATAATTTTCTAAACAATATTCAATCAGCAGCTCAAGATACGCAGGACTTTGTTTCATCACAGAATAGTCAAGCATCTTCAGCTAGTGGAAGTGCTGCAAGCTCTGAAAACAATTCAGCTTCTAGTCAAGCGGATTCAAGCTCTGCTTCATCTGCTTCATCTGATGTAAGTACCTCAAATGCAACAAGTTCTGCTGATTCTAGTGCCGCTAATTCTTCAGCAACAAATCAAGCATCTTCGAGTGCTGGAGGTGATTAGTTGAAACAATTTAATATTTTGAAATTTATATGCAGCGCTGGATTGTTTCTATTCAGCGTTTTTATTTTGGAGGTTATATTTCATTGACACATAAAAAGTTAAAAACAATTCTCATAACTGTCTCGGCTTTATCTGCTTTTGCGATTACTACACAAGCTTTCGCGGCTAAAGGCGATCAAGGTGTGGATTTAAGCCACTATCAGACAAGCACAGCCGAATTCGGTCAAGCATCCGATAAGTTTGCCATTGTTCAGATCGGTGGATATTACGAAGGCGAATTTACACCGCAATCAACTTATGCCACGCAAGTCGCAAGCACGATTGCCCAAGGCAAACGGGCACATACGTATATCTTTGCCGACTTTAGTTCAAATACTGAAGCCGATGCAATGCTTAACTACTACTTGCCAAAAGTCCAAACGCCTAAAGGCTCAATCGTGGCCTTGGATGTAGAAGTTGGCAATCCGAACACGGCAAGTGTTGAATATGCTCTGGCTAAAATCAAGGCTGCAGGTTATACACCGGTTTTGTACGGTTATAAAGCTTTCTTAACTGCTCATTTGGATCTAGCTTCAATTGCTAAAACTTATCCGCTTTGGATGGCCGAATATCCTAACTACAACGTAACAACTAGCCCGAACTACAATTACTTCCCAAGTTTTGACAATATTCATATCTTTCAATTTACATCGGCTTATAAAGCCGGTGGTTTAGACGGTGACATTGATTTAACCGGGATTACCGATAACGGCTATAAAGGAACCACTAAAGCTTCAACCGGCGGCACAGCCGTAAAGACTGATAGTTCAACCACTGCAATCAAAGCAGGACAGACGGCCAATAATACTTCTAAATCAAGCATTGCTGCTGGCTATACAGTTAAGGTTAATTTTAGTGCTTCTAAGTGGGCAACTGGTGAATTAATTCCTAGCTGGGTAAAAGGCAAATCTTATAAAGTAGCTCAAGTTTCTGGCAATAATGTTTTGCTTGATGGCATTGATCCTTGGATTAGTAAGAGTAACGTTGAAATTCTACTAACTACCTCAACGGCTGCTAAATTAACTAGTTCTAGTTCAACCGGTTACTACACAGTACAAAGTGGAGACACATTGAGTGGAATAGCTGCTAAATATGGCAAAAGTTATCAAGCGTTGGCCTCACTGAATGGCATCCGTTCCCCGTATATCATTATTCCTGGAGAGAAATTACGGGTATCAGGTACTACTTATGCTGCACCAAGCCGTGTTTATTATGTCAGGTCTGGCGATACATTGAGCGCAATTGCTTCTAAGCTAAATACAAGTGTTTCAAGCCTTAAATCAAAGAACTCTATTTCAAACGTAAATCTTATTTACATCGGACAAAAATTAAATTATTAAGGAGAATTAAATAAATGGATGTACAAAATATTGCTGAATTAGTCGTTGCTATTGCTGTAGCAGTTGTGCCTATTATTGGTGCTTATGTTGTTAAATTGCTGAAAGCTAACAAGTTTGTTGCTTTGTTAGCTCCACTGGCTCACGATGCCGTTGTTGCCGTACAAAAGCTAGGCATGGTTAGCTATATTGAAGGAGAAGCTAAAAAATCTAAGGCGGTAGAATTCGTTGTATCAGCTCTTACTAAATTAGGTTTTAAAAAGGCTGATCTTACTACGATTCAAAATGCCGTGGAAGACGAATACTCAAAAGCGATTGCCGAGTTAAATGTTGTTTATCCGCAAATGACTGAAGAGCAAGAAAAGCAAGCTGCAGCACAAGCCGAAGCTAAAGCACAGGCAGCTCAAGCGGCCGCAACTGCTAAAGCTAAATCCGATGCACTTGCCGCAGCTCAAAAGGCTGCTACCGATGCACAAGCTAACCTAGCAAAATTACAAGCAGCTAATTAATAAATAAACTAAAAGCGTCTAGCCCTAATCGGTTAGACGCTCTTTTTTTATGCCTTTAATCGCACAACAATCGCACAACAAAACGTCGTAAAGCCCGTAATATAGGCTTTACGTATGCCTGTTTGGGGCATTATTTAATAGATTTCCCGATATATCGTCATAGTTGATATATCGGGATTTTTCATACTCCCACAAGGGGGTGGGCATTACACACATTTATTTGTTCCACCTGTTTTTACATGTTTTTCAACGTTATGGCCACGAATGGGCCATAAATTTTAGAATAGTTGTGATA